GACAACAACAATATGCTGTAGCAATTGGTTTTTATTCTGGTTCAACTCAACAAAAATCTTATTCTGTAGCAATTGGTTCTAGTGCTGGGGAAAGTGTACAAGGAACACAGGCAATAGCAATTGGTTATAATGCTGGTTTAACTGGACAAAAACAATATGCTATAGCAATTGGTTATAATGCTGGTTCATACATTGGACAAGGAACACAGGCAATAGCAATTGGTTCTAATGCTGGTTCATATGTACAAAAAATTAATGCTATAGCAATCGGTTCTAATGCTGGTCAAACTATCCAAGGAACTAATGCTATAGCAATTGGTATTAATGCTGGTCAAACTCAACAAGGAACACAAGCTATAGCAATAGGTTCTAATGCTGGTCAAACTAACCAAATAGATAATGCTATAGCAATTGGCCGTAATGCTGGTTCAACTGGACAAAAACAATATGCTATAGCAATTGGTTATCAAGCAGGTATGACAAATCAATCAAATACCAGTATTGTTATTAATGCTGGTGGAAATTGGCCGACTGATGTTAGTGGAAGTGTATATCAAACAGCAAGTGGTTGTTTTATTCGACCATTAAGAGGATTAGATGCCACTACCCAGGTTTACTATAATACTTCTACCTATGAGTTGTCTTATTTAACATCAAGTGCTACCACAAAGAATACAATTGAAGATTTAAATATGGATACAACCGTTATAAATAATCTAAAACCTAAAACATATTATTACAACACAGACCCTGATGCGGGTATTCAAGTTGGTTATATAGCAGAGGATGTAAAGGAACTTAATCCTCATTTTGCTACATATAATTATTTAGGCGGAGACCCAGTTGCGATTAATTATAATACTATTTTAGTATTTTCAACTGAAGAAATGAAAAAACGCAAACAAGATTTATCTAACTACAAAGAGAGATTAACCAACTTAAAAAATAATATAAATGAGTTAAAAGATAAAACAAGTATATTAGAAAATCAATAAAATATATTTAAAAATATAAATGTACATTTTTTATAAACATACTTTATAAATATTGTTTATAAAATGTATTCGTTACTTGAATTAACTAAAAATTATATTTTTTGTAATAATTGTGGTAAATGTTATATTTATAAAGGTAGTTATGAAAAACACAATAAGTCATGTTTGAAAAAGATAGAAGAAGCGGAATTAAAAAATAATACAAATATGACAGATGCGATAAACACGGCAAATGTTATGTCTTTTGTTGATTATAATAAAATGGTTCAATATAATCAACATAATCAACATAATGTATTGTTCGAAACAATATGTTCAATTTATTTATTCATAGTTTTTTTATTATTGGGATTTATAAAATCGATTATTATAGGATTTTAATAATTTATTTATTATCAGAGCAATGATTATAAGGTGTGAAAGGAATAGGGTTTGCTAATGCGCTTGTACTAGGTGTAACTGAACCAATGCCATAACCTTGTGAAAATGGTTGGCTTCCCATAAATTGATGGTATTCGCCTCCACCATACATAGTTTTCTTTCCTCCTTTTATTAAATTTTTAAATAATTTTGATGACATTTTTCCACCAAGACCAAGTTTACGCTTTGTTCCTCTTTTTTTAAGTTTTCTACCTTTACTATGTTTACAATAACGACTGTGACTGTGACGTCTTAGTGTTTTAACTCTATGTTTGGAACGTCTATATAATTTACGAGATTTCATTTTTTTACCCCCTGATAAATTTTGACTTCTAACTTCGATTTTTGGATATCCAGAACCGGCAAATAATCTTGTATCGGAACTATTTACATCTGACTCATAATAACTATTTGACGCGCCTCCATCATAAACCTTTTTTCTATAACGTCTTCTTCCACCAATTAAAGAAGATTTTGAAATATTAGGTAAAGGAGTATCGGGTCCATATTGTTTTGAAGCATTTAAATTATCAGGAGAACTAAAACCGCCTTCGGTATACCTAGTAATATCAGGTAAATGATTAAATCCAGGATTAGGTTGTTGTAATGACATACCATATCCATATCCACCAGTTTGTTCTCTCACATTTGTATTAGGAGAGGGATAATTTCTTCCAGTACAACCAGTAACTGCTCCAGTTGGGTCAGTAAAATTTCCAGATGAGTGACCATTTGTAATATTTGAATAATCTAAATTTGTTTCACCTACAAAATGATTGAGTCCTAATGACATTTATATATTATTATTATATTTATTTTTTTGTAATTTATATAGTTCTTGTTTTGAAATAATTTTGGAATTTTTATTTGAAATTGAATGTGGCTTCCATTTTCTAAATTTATCAATATAAACGCAATTCATAATAACTTCTTTATTTAAATCGACGTATTTATCCTCGCTTATATTTTCGAATTCTTCTTCATCGTCACTTTCTTCTAAAAGGTCTAAGTTTTTATTTTCTTTAATTTTTCTAAATAAATGATTCATAAATACACTTGTTTTATAATCTGGTATCATTGCGATTCCGTAAAAAATAAATTTATTGTTTTCTAAACAATATAATTTATATATATCCGGTTTTATATCTGCCATAACTTTAAAAGTGACTTCATCTATATTTTTTTCTATTTTAATGATACCCAATGGTTCACAATCGTTCAAACGCATCGCCTGTATTCCATATGTTTCATAATTTAAGAATTGAATTTCATTAAAGGCATGTGTGTAATTTTTCTTAATGATTGGCATTGTTATAATAAAATTATTTTTACTGTATGTTGTATTTTTTATATTTTTAAAAAGTTCATTCATTAGTATGAGTTTTGTCTTATAATTTTTATGTTTTAAATCATTATTTTTGTAATAAAGTATATTTTCACATGTAAAAAATGTAGTATTGTTTATATGTTTTAATGTTCCAAATAAAATTGTGTTATATGATAATTCACTATTAAAACAATATGATATAGGATAAATATTATTTATATTATTTGATTTATCTAATTCTAATACTAAACACACGTTATATTCATTAAAATATGTAAACCAAATAAGTGTTTTTTTTCCCTTTGGGATAACAAAATATAATTCGGCATAAACTTTGTTATGTATTATTTTATCATAAGAAAGTTCGATATCTGGTAATTTATCAACTAAATATTTTTTATCATTGCTTGATAACACTGACATTTAATTACGATTTATATATATGTTATGTATTATCTTTAATATGTTTTGGATTAATATGAACTATAATGATTTCCAAATTCAAATGAAGATATATTATTCATATTATTTATATTGTTGCTTGTTGCGTTGATATTGTGATTCATGGCATTTCCCATGCTTCCCATTCCATTATTGTTCATTTGACTGTTTGACGATGTAATGTTTAAATTATTTAAAAAACTCTTTAATTCATCCTTCATATTTTGGCTTGATGCTTCATGATTTGATGTTTTTAAAATACTTTGTTGGTTGATATTGTTTTTATTTTGTTTTACTTGTGGATGATTAATTGTCTGATAGATTTCTTTATATGCGTCTGCTGGTCGATTTACTAAATCTTTTATTTTTGGTATAGTTAAAGTTGTTTGAAAGAAACTGTATAGATAATGTATAAGTATAATTAAAATTAATGAAATAATAGACCATTGAATAATTAAAATGTACATTACTAATTATATATAAATTATTATATTACTTTATTGAAGATATAATGTATTTTGATGATTTAATCAATGCTAAATATTTTTACATGATAAAATTGCTTCAATGTCTTGAATTACAAATGGATTATATATATCATCATTTGTATTTGTATAAAAATAAAAATCTATAATGGTATTATTTATATTGTCTTTTATAATGATAAATTTTAATGGAGTATTTTCTCTCATTGAATAGATTTCTTGTCTTATATTTTTAGAGGAGTGTTCATATGGAATTTGAAAAGATTCTATGAATTGTTCCTCGCTACTATCTTCTAATAATTCATATTGCTGTATTTTAATTGTTTTAATTTTATTATCTTTATAAATAATTTTTTTGATGAATTTTGAATTTGGTTCGATTTTGAATATTCCATCGAGAGAGAAAATCAAAGAATATAATTCTATATTTTTAATATATTGATTAAGTGATTTTGACATTTTTTCAACATCAAAAACTTTTAAATCAGATATGTAATATTTCATTATAAAAGACGGTAATACGCTAATACGCTAATATACCTCTATTGTATAATATATATTGTATAACTATTTAAACCCATTATATATAATAAAATAGTTTATATAATCTATGCCGACTAAAGTAAGTTTTGTAGTTGTTGAAAAAACGGGTTCTTTGAAAGAAGTATCAGTAAAAGAAATTACAACTGAAGAAATGTATAAAAAATGTGGTTTTAGAAAAGGTGACGATTTTGAATGTAGAACTACATGGGAAAATGTAGAGGTTGGAAATACAAAGCATACAATCCAACTATGGGCGCGTAGTGAAGGAAAGGCAAATACTGAAAATAAATATGATTTTCCGCCTCCAGTAGATACTAGTTTATTTTTTGGAAATTGTGCTCTTGTTCAAGTAAAAAATGAGAAATACGTGAATCTTTCTAAAGATTTGTGGTTAAAAATTTATGAGGTTTTATTTGGAGGATTTGAGGATATTGACAATGAAAAAGATGAAGATGAAATTGATGAATTGGAAAATATTAAAAAGGAAATGAAAACAAAAACAGGAGATTATTTAAAAGATGGGTTTGTGGTTGATAGTGATGAATCTGAAGTTTTATCATGTTCGGATACTTCGGAATCGGTTCTTGATAATAATGAAGGAATTGATGAAAATACAGAAGAAACACCAGAAGACCAAGAATTATTGGAAGAACTTGATATGATGCTTTCAGATGGTTCAGAATTAGAAGAAGAGGAATATGAATATAGCGATGAATAGAATTTGGGGTAATATGATAATATTATTATATGATAATCTAATAATATAAAAATTGAATTTAAAAATTGCGTGTATTGTATTATAAATACAGAAATGAAGGTCGTTGAAAACCCAGTTGAATTTCGTTCAAATATTACTAAACAATTATCATTGCGGTTGAAAAGTATAAGTATTGTAAGTAGCGATTATGATAAAATGGCTATGAATCTAGAAAAAGGAATTTATAATTATTGTATTGTAGAATCAGGTAAAAAAAATATTGTTAAAAAATGGGATAATGAATATTTTATTCATATTTATATTGATAAATTAAGAAGTGTTTATTTGAATATGAATTCTACATATTTGATTGATTTAGTAAATACGAAAAAAATTAAAATACATGAATTGGCTTTTATGACTCATCAAGAGATGTTACCTGATAAATGGAAACGTTTAATTGATGATAAGAAAATAAGAGATGAAAATAAATACACTCCAAAGATTGAAGCATCCACGGACAATTTCACATGTTGGAAATGTAAATCTAAAAAGTGTACTTATTATCAGCTTCAGACTCGTTCTGCGGATGAACCGATGACAACGTTTGTAACATGTTTATCTTGTGGTCAGCGATGGAGATGTTAGTTATTGTAATTCTTGAAGCTTGATTCTGGCATTTAATAATTCAACTTGTTTAATATGCGGTTGTTTATGTAAAACATCTAAATCGCATATATAGGTTTCTTCAACACAAGAGGCATAGTCTTCATTTAATATATATTTAACACAAAACTCGGGGGTTAATATTTGTGTGTTTAATATTCTTGAAATACTTAAATTATATATATTTTTTTCAAGTACTTCGATAGGATATTTATTTTTAAGTAAATCTTGGTCATTTAATTCATTATATTTAATAGATGTCATTTTATATAATGAATTTTATTATAATATATTTAATATATTTATTATATTTAATATATAATTACAATATATGAGTCAAAAACATTTTTTACATTTTGGTTGTTGGAATAAGGGTGAAAATCACTATATAAGTGGTGAAACAAAGAGAGAAACACAGGATAATCCAAATGTTGCGTCAAATTTAACAAATGTAATGCGTAAATTAAATGTAGTAACAGAGGAAATAAACCCTGAATTTATAATAGTCGCTGGTGATAATTATTATCCAAATAAAATAACGATGAATGATGGAAAAGGTAGAGAATCAAAAATAAAATTATTTGATGAAAAGGATATGAAATCAGGATTTGGAGGATTGCCTAAGAATGTAGAAATAGATGTAATTATGGGCAATCATGATTATGAAACAAATTTGCTTGTTACACAGGAAAATAGGGTTGAAACATCTTGTAAAATTTTAAAACTTGAGTATGACCTAGAAAAACAACCTAACAATAATTTAAATATATTAGTTAATAAAGCACGAAAATTCAATGATTCTACATTAATTTTGATGATTGATACAACTATATATTCTGACGAGGATGCTCCAACAGTAGTAAATTGTTATAAGTTGCATCCAAATTTTAAAACAGGAATGATGACTCAGAATTTGACGATAGATAGCATACGCGAAAACCAGGCAAATTTTATGAGGAATAGTATATTGAGTAATATAGATGATTCTCTTAAAAACATCATTATAGTTGGTCATCATCCAATAACAGTTTTCAAATTATTAAAGAATGAAGGCGTAAAATTAGTCGATGAACCAGGTAGACCTCTTGTAGATGCGCTTTATAAAAATGTTTTCAAGGTTTTAAATGATATGGATAAACATATGAATTATTACTATTTATGTGCTGATTTACATCAATATCAGATAGGTAATATATCTATATATCCACAAGGTTCTTCTGAAAAAATGTTAATAAAGCAATATACAGTAGGAACGGGCGGAGCAGAGCAAGACCCATTCCCATTTGATAAATCTGATAAATCTATGTTAGTTGAAAAACGCGATAGTTTAGAACCTCTTTTCAAAACGAATGATATAACTTATAATGTGGATTATTTAATGACCCCGGAAGAATTGGAAATATCTAGGTCGATTTATGGATTTTTACAATGTACAGGGGTTGGTGATAATCTATTGTTTAAGTTTATAGATGTAGATGGTAATCGTTATGAAGAGAGAAATCCGAGTGAAGGATTGCGATTATTATCTGAACAACAAGGTGGGCGAAGAAAAACAAAAAAACATAAGAAAAAACATAAGAAATATCGCAAAACTTTGAAACGTAAAAAAGTAATAAAATCTCGTAAAATTGTTAGACGCAATAGAAAAAAAATGAGAAACCCTCAAACTCGTAAATAATCTATTAGAAAAATTAAATAATGAATTAATTTATATGAGATTAATTCATTATTTTATCATTATTTTTATAGTAATTCTATTTAATTTAGTATTTGAAATTACATTGAGAGATCGTCAATCAGGTGTAAAAGAAAAATTTACACCATCTTATCAAGATTGTATAAGTAGTGGATATACTAAAGAATTTTGTAGTCAAACGCCAACAAGTGTTTTAGGGCCTTCTGGGTGTTTATGCCGTGATGGTTCGATTGGTCGTATTTTACCTGGGTTTGGAGGTAGATGTGTGTGTAGCAATATCCTAATTAATCAATTCTAAATCTTCTAATTTCCAGTATTCAGATGCTCCATTTGGTAAAGGTCGTCGAATAATAAATGGAATTCTTTTCAATTCGAGTTCTTTAAGCGCGATTAAATATCCATCAATGATTGGTTTTCCATTTTGAATTAGCATAGATGCGTCTAAATAGGATTTTGCTCCTGAATTAATTTGTTTTGCTCGTTGTCCTAATACTCTTGTTTTTTCATATTTTGTTAAAAATGGGAGTGTTTTATGAAAGTCATCAATGATAACGCCTCGATTATCTCGACTAATGTTAACAAGTGATTGGATTTCGTCATAATTATTAATAACCATTTCAGGATGAAAATCTACTAAATAATTTTTTCTAATTTCTTTATCAAATTTCATAAGATAATTTTCATCCATTTCATCATCATCGTCATCATCATCTTCGTCGTCATTATTTGATAATTCCACTTGTGATTGTTTATATTGTTTAGAATATTGATAATCATCGTTTTCTTCATTATCACTATCTTCTGCTCCGCCTCCTGTGATTTCGCCATCGCCATCATCGCCAACTTTTTCATTTTCATTTTCAAAATCACTTTCATCTTCACTTCCTCCATTCATTACACCATCTGTATCGGAACTATATTCATCAATATCTTTTTCGGAATAGTCTAAAGATTCTTGTTCTTGGCTCATTGTTTTTACTATAATAAAGAAAGAAACTTTTAAATATTTCAATTTTTTATTATTTATTATTTATTATTTATTATTTATTGTTTATTGTTTATTTTTGTTCATCGGTTTTCCACATTGTATCACAATTTACACAAATATAAATATATTTCATGTTAATATCATCATATCTAATATAAATAACTTCATTTTGTTTATATGACTGAGAGTGATTGTCTTTATTAGAGTCACAATCACTGTTTGGACATTTAATGGTCGTTGTTCTTGGTAAAGTAGGGTCTAATTTAGTATATTTATTAATAATATGTGAATATTTTTGTTCAGTACGTTTTAATTGTGTATTTGAAACACAGATATATTCTTTTGTCAAAATATCATCTTCGTGTCCACAATTACGGCAATAATAAATTAGTTTATTATCATCTTCAGCAGAGATACGAATATAATACATATTATCGCATTTAACGCAAAAGTGCATGATGTCTTATACAATATAATTATAAATTATATTTAATTCAATTTTTACATTTAATCTATGTCATTATATAAAATCTATATAATGACATGTATATTTTATAATAAATCTATATTCATAAATGATATTGAAAATGAGATATAAATATATTTATGTAAAATTTTCACAAAATTCTATAATTTTTTGAAATAAATCTGTATAGTAAACAACGGTTTTCATATTATAATTTGCGACAGTATACAAA